CTCTCCGGGACGTACAGAGTCACGTCTCCATAGCCGTACGGGTTCTGGGTCGGGTCGTTCAGGCCTGCTGGAGGTGTGGGTGAGGACCAGTAGAGGCGGCGAGACCTCCCAGTGGTCGTGGGGGTCTGATCCAGGGCCTCGGCGTAGCTGTCGGGGAGAGTGAGGTGGACATTGGGCGTGAGCCCGTCCCGGACCTCCAGCCAGGCCCCGTCCCCCAGGTAGATCTCGATGTCGGAATCCAGGAAGTCCTCAAACTCCCCCGTGCTGAAGACAAATGTCCCGTTCTCCAGGAGGAGGCTTCCCCACTCCTGGGCGGAGAGCCTGCGATAGACGGACACGAAGGCCGCCTGATCGCGAGGTACCCGCGTGAATGCTGCGTATTTGCTCATGAAAAGTCCTCTCGGATGAATGAGGCGTGTCGGCTGCTTAGGCAGCGCTCTCGGCGGTCGCGAATTAGCTCCCCGAGCGTGAAGATCGGCAGGCCAACGGCTAGGGCTACGGCGGTGGCTAGCAGTGAGGCAGTCATGCGGCCGCCCCGTCCCGAGCGCTCATCCACGTCGTCACGGCCTCCAGGGAGGAAGCGCCGAACGCGGCGGGGATCGTCATCCCCGTCGGGTAGACGCCCCAGCAACGCTGTCCACATCGCTTCAGCTGGGCGACGGCCTGGCCGTCCTCGTAGACGAGGCACGTCTTGGCCTCGTGCAGGGTGTCCGCGTCAAGCGGCTTGATACGCGTCTGAGGGTGCTGGAAGACGCGGGTCCAGGTCGTCTTGGTCGGTGAGGTCTGGGTGCTCATGGTTCCTCGCTAGGTGGTAGGTGCTGTGGGCTTGCCCTAAGCGTATGACGGCATACGGTCCAGGGCAAGCCCACAGCGGTTAGATCAGTGTGAGAGGCGTCTCATCATTGCTGATCTTCGGAGGCTTGCGCTTCCACTCCCCGAGGACACGGTCGACGGTCTGACGAGTCATGCCGGATACCTGGCTCAGGACCGACTTCGAGATCCCGCGACCGTAGGCAGCCAGGACCTCCTGCTGGAGAGCGGCGCGGGCTAGCTTAGCGTCTCGCCGGGCCTTGCGGTCGAGCCGCGCCACCCTCTCGAGTGGGTCCTCGGGGGCGGACTCCGCCCGGAACTCCGGCTCCAGGTCGTCGGTCTGAGAGGTCGGGAGGAGTTGCTCCAGAGCGTAGGCGCGCTCCCGGGAGTCCTCCAAAGCCTTCGCCTGTTGTACGGTCAGCGAGAGGAGCTTGCGCAGGTCCTCGGCCATCGCGCGCTCGGCGTCGATCCCGAAGGCCTCGCGGTAGCCATCTCCATCGGCCCACTTCTCCAGGCGCTTGGGGAGGTCGGCAACGTCGTTGATGGATGTCATCTGTGTCTCCTATAGAAACTTGGTGAATGAGTACTGATCGGCAGGCACAACAGCCCACCAGGACCTCCTAAGTCGCTGGTAGTTCTCTGCCGTTGTACGGACTTTGTCCAGAACCTCCCGCATGTCTCTCAGATCGGAAAAACTCTTCCGAGCCTCGCCGCCCTGGGAGATCTTCACGGTAATCTCCGAGTAACCCCGGTCAAGACGTACCTGGAGACCGCCGTCGCGTAACTCCAGGGCACGCGCCCCGGCCGTCCGTACCGGAGAAGTGGTCTCTAGACGGAGTTTGAGACCGTTCCAGAAGGCTATGTACGCCAGATCGAGGGCGGCTGAGTAGCTGATCTTCAGATGACGGGCGACGAAGAGTCCGGACACCTTCGGTAATATGTTCAGCACTCCAACGCCTCTCTGTCCCCGTCGCCGAACTCCCGCAGCTTGACCGTGAACCCCTCACGCAGGGCACGCCTGATGTAAGGTCCCAGGCGATCCGGGTCCGGCTCATCCATGACGAACTTCTCTACCGTCCCGATTGGCTGCCCGTCGGCGTAGGCGACGTCGAGCCGGTAGGGGTCAGGGAGGTGACCTACTTTGACGCACATCTCGCTCACTCTTCCTCCGTATCGGACTGCATTCGGGCAATCGTGTCTTTCAAGCCGGCCACCTGCTGCTCCAGAAAGTGGATGTGATTAATCAGCATGTATACATCCATAATCGCCCCGGAGAAGTAGCCCGAATTCAGATAGTCCTCCAACTTGGCGGCTATCTTGTGAGAATTGCTCATAGTCCTCCTCCCTCCGGGATCTGGACCATCCGGGCCAGTGAACAGCGGGCGAGGGAGAGGACTGTGCCAGCCAAGCCCTCGGCCAGCCTCCGCTGCCCCTCCTCAGATTCGCGCGCCTCGTCGATCCGGGCAGCCGCTTCGCCTACCAGCGCGGTCATGGTGAGGAATCCTCCGACGGTGGGATCGGATTCAACCCGCGCCCGGACCTCGGCCAAGACTCCAGACTCGCCCTGCTCGCCGTATCGGCTCCGTGGGGGGGCTATCTCTGCAACCCAGCGGACACAGATACTCGTGATTGTGGCTAGGGCTTCCTCTTCCGGAGGCCCCGGCTCATGCTCTCTCTCTTGGAGAGTGGAGAGGGACCGCGACAGCTGGGACAGGTACCTCTCGGGAGGGGTGTCGAGAAGAGTACGAGGGCCTTCCAAGAGGTTACTCACCCGAGCCACCGCCTGGTCCAGGGGAGACGGGGCGGGCTGCTTCAAAAACGATGTGACCTCCCGCAAGGCTGCTAGACGGCGCTCAGAGATGGAGGCGCCCCTGAACTCGTCCCGAAGTCGTTTGAGTGAGGCGGCGGGGACGACCGTCACCTCCTCCCAGTCGTCGATGGAGTCGGTCCGGGTGCAGACGGGATCGACAGTATTTTTCGCGCGAGGTCCGCTCACAAGGAAGTATTCGCCCCCGGGGTCCTCCCGTACTGCGAGCGAGCCGTCGATCGGCTCCTCATACTCGCGGCCCCGGATGATGCGGATGAGGGGCTTGTCAGGCCAGGTAAGCATGTCAGTTCTCCTTACCTTAGTCCAGGTAGCGAGTAGCCCAGGCCAGGGCCAGGGCGATGACCTGGATCACCTCGGACTCCAGGTCCGAGCCGTGGCCGGTCTCGGCGTCGTTGTCGTAGGTCAGGCAGGCCGCGACCTCGCCGATCTCCTCGACAAGAGCGAACAGTCGGGCGGCGTCGGTGTGGCTATCGCACTCCAGAGTCATGCCGGGGTGCTTCTTGGCGGCCCGGGAGTACTCCCCCAGGCTGAGGGCCGGGACGTCGCAGTCCGGACTCAGCAGGTTCGACGCGGCTCGGGCGATCTTCCACAGAATCTCCCTGACCTGGGCCTTTGGAAGGACCTTGGCGCTGCGGAGCTGGGACGCGTAGTGGAGCATCCAGGTGAGCTCCTTTTCGGGATCAGTCTCCTCCTGAGGGATCGTCCAGCCGTGGTGCTTCTTGAAGCCCTCCCCCCACACCTCGATCATGCGGTTTCGGGTGACGATCTCGGCAGGGATCGGGACGGCTGCTTCTTCCATGAGAGCGTCCAGATAGATCAGCTCCCCGGAGGTGTACCCCCAGATGTAGGCGTCTTGAAGAGCCCTCTCCAGCTCTTCGACGCGTCTCTGAGAGGCTCGGAACCGGGCATCCGGGGCCCTGTTATTCAGTGACTTCACATCGTCTCCTAATGTAGTTGGGGTGGACGTATGAAATCATACGTCCACCACTCAGGAGATTCAAGCCTTCAGAAGCGCGGAATCGCCCCAGCCAATGAGATACCGCTCACAGCGCGCCGGATCGTCCCCCTCGGGACGAACAGCGACGCCTGGCCGGCGTCCCTTAGACCGAGCAGACCCATACTCAGCGCGTCCACCTGGTCGTCGTGGCGGCCCGACGGGAACGCCCGCATCTCGGAGATGAGCTCGTTCACCCACCCGTTGCCAGGGTCCGACGGGTGAGGCAGGTAGACGTTGCCGGACTCGATCTCCGGCGTCACAGCACGGGCCCGGACCTCCTTGGACGAGCGGGGCTTGATCGGCTTGATGCCGGCCACCTTCTTGCGCAGGACATCGATGGCGGCCGTACCGTTGGCGGCGTCCTCAACGAGACGCTGGTGGACGAACGAGCCGCCCGGAGAGCCCTTGTCGTCCAGGCCTCCCGAGTGGCACCACCTGAGCATCCTATCCAGCGTATGAGTGAAGCTCCACTGCCCGCGCTGCTGATCGATCAGGAACCGGTCAGGCCCCTGCCTGCACCAGCGTTGGCCGACGGCGTAGTCCGACGTCGAGGAGCCCTTGAAGGTCAGGTCCCACGAGTCGAGCCACTGCCCTCTCTCCAGGCGCTCACGCGGGAGGAGAATCACCGAGTCGTCGCCGTCCTTGACCTTGGAGGGGTCCGTCGTCCAGAACCGCAGCCAGCCTAGGTTGAAGATCGATCCGTCGGCCGGCGTGGGGTGCTGCTGGTACAACGCCTCCCACATGTAGGACCCGACCGAGCGCTTGAGCGAGTCCCAGCGCTCCAGCGCCTCCTCGCGAGTCTCCTCGACCAGCGGGCTGTAGAGCGGGTCACCGGGCTCGCGCCCGAGCGGGTCGTCCTCCTCGGCAATGGCGGGGAAGATCACGTTCTCCCACTTGTCGGCGTCAGGGTTCTTGGCCGGGTTCAGCAGGCGGCCGATGAAGTCGTCCTCGTGCCAGCGGGTGGCGATGGCTATGCAGAGGAACGGCGGCTCCAGACGCGTGACGGCGTTGGCCTGCCACCAGTCCCAGATCGCCTCGCGCTTGGACTCGCTGTGGGCGT